AATTGCTTTAAAGCATCGACAGCATTATCAATACCATCTACAAAGCTATCAAAATCAACTGCACCGTAATTTGTTGTTACTTGGTTTAAACCTGCAAAAGATGTAGCACTTGCAGCTTCATTACTTCCAGATGCCAAAGGAATAGCACCACTACCACTAGAAATACCACTTTCGCTTAGTGTTTGATAAACCATAGCAGCAGCTGCAGCCATTCTAGGAACTACGGTATATGGATCACCACCAGCACCTGCAGAAACAATAGCTAAACCACCTTGAATAACTGCAAATGCTTTTGCTGCCATGCTTCCTTGCTCAAATGAAGCACTCATAGCACCAGCTAAGTTTGCATATCCATCTATTTGATTCGCTGTTTGTTGTTCTTTTATCTTTGCAGAGTCATTGTCATAATTTATTAATAGTTCTTTTGTTTTTGCTTCATCTCCTGCATATTTTGAAAACTGCTTAGAATACTTATCATCAAGTTTGGCTTGTTCTTTTGTAGCTCTAAGTTCATCTATTCTAAATTTAGAAAATGTTTTTGCTACATCATTTATCTGACCAGCAACACCCTCAAAACTGTTTCCCCATGAATTAGTGCTTTCAATTAATGATATTTGTGTATCTAACATATCTATATAATTACTGTGTAAATCTTCTTGCCATGACATTTCAAGATCATAAGCCGCTTGTTTTGCAATAAGTTCGTCAGCTTCCATCTGTAGTGCTTTTTCTATATAGTCTTTGTCAGTTGAAAGTTTTATATCGTGAAGAGTTTTTAATCGTACTTTTTTATCTTCATTTTGCTGAACCCATAAGTCATAAGCATATTTATCTATTTTTGAAGTGTCTAGTGATGATATATCTAGTGTTTTTTTAGAAGAACTGCTACTATTATTATCTATTTTAGAAATGTCAGTTAATGCTTTCTTTTGTTTTTCTATAATGTCAAGCTGCTGAGATAGTGCTGTTAATTCATAAGCTAATGTTTCCCCATATCCACTTACTGGTGCATAAGCACCTCTTTTTCTTGCTTCTTCATTAGCTAATTTACTAACTCTTGCTATTTCTTTAGTAATCTTTGTGGATTCAAAGTTTAAAGCCGCATTTGAAGCATTGTTTATGCTTTCTGCATAATCATTCATCGCAATTTCTGCTAAAGTTGCATCACTAGCCATATCTGATATAAAACCTGAAAGACTCGTTAACGATGTAGCCAATGTTCCAGAGAAACCAGTTGCATCGTCCATTTTTCCTATGAATATACCCATAGAGTTGCTTAATTGTATAGATGCTTGTCCTACAGTAGTTTTCATCTTTTTAAAGTCTTTATCAATCTCTATATTTTGAGACTTCAAAGCATCTATAATGATCTTAGAACTAAGCTTCCCTTGCTCCGCTGCTTTTTTAAATTCAGCAGTAGTCATTCCCGTACCTTTAAGCAACGACTGATAGAGTGCTGGTGCTTGATCTCGAATTGTTCCAAGTTCCTGAGCTACTGCTTGAAAGTTACTAGAAAATGCTTGACCTAACTGAGTTACTAAAGTTGTAGTACCCTCAGCACTTGTACCACTGATAATCATAGACTTATTGATTAATCCTGTAATATCAAGTAGTTCTTTTTGTGACAGTGCTAATTCTTTAGTGGATAATGCCATCTTTGAGTATAAGTCTACATTTGCAGTGAAAGATGTTCTAGTTTCTTGGGATGTTTTGAATATTTCTTGTTGTGCTTTGTTGAGGGCATAAGTTGAGTCTGTTACAAGTAGAAGTTTACTATGAACATTAGTCATAGCATCGGCTTGTCTTATAAAGCTAGTAGTAACACCTTTTATGGCTTGAAACGACACATAACTAGCACCCAAAGCCATCATAGACTTATTAAGTCCTAGAAACCCCTTATCAGTATTACTAATAACTGGATTAAGTTGTTTTAGCTGTGCTTGAAGTTTTTTTATCTCGGGTGTTGCTTTGTCATTTACTTTAAAATCTAAAACTAAAGCCATGTATAACCCTTTTTTTATTGTATATTACTACAAAAGGGTTATTTTATAAAGGTGTTTTTGTTCTCTTAATTCATCTCGACTTCGTATCTCCTGCCATTATGATACAATGTTTTTTTTAATAATCCACTATGCTTTTTATAATATCTATACTCGTAAGAAGTACCATAATCACAAACCATTGTAAGATTATCATCTATTGATTTTACAATACAATCTTCTACTGTGTCACCAATCTTGACAAATCTTTTTTTAGTGTTTGTATCTATTAAAATAACATCGTCTAATTTTGTATATAAAACGGGTGTATTACTTGCACTTGTTGTTTCATAAACTTTGTCGCTAGATATATGCTCATAAGTATAATCTCTATAGCCGTACAAACTATCTGTTGTCGTGTCGTTTTCATCATAAACAACTAAATCATAGACATTAGTCACATCAGTAGATGGTATAAGGTACTCCCATAAATCAGCTTTAACTTCTTTCACTAAAGTGTCTGCACTATCATCTTCACCACACCCAATCAGTGCCATCATTAAGGCAACCATGTATATATATTTCATTTCTTAACTCCTTTTGTATTTACGAAAGTGTATAACATAGTTTATTAATTCTATATTAAGCTTAATTAATATATACTATTGAAGTCCAAATAAGGACGACATCTAAACTAACCTTTCCACTCTATTATATATTATCGCAAACAATTTTTCGCCTTTTGTTATTGTTTGTGATTGTTTACTTACTTTTTATTACTTTCTCTTTTTTTACTTAAAAAACTTTCTATATTTCTAGCTAAAAACAATAAATCTTCAAAATCATCTAAACCACTACTTTTTGCAATATCTAATAAAACACTATAGTTTAAAGCCCCAGACATTCCATCCCGTGAACTACTAGACATATTATATATATCAATTAATTCTCTATCATAAGCATTAATAATAGGCATTTTGTAATTACAGTTGTAAGTGTCGTCTGTGAGTGTGTAGAGATGAAGTCGTGTAGGTTTTTCTTTAGTAGAGCATGGAGTGTCACCGATAGAGTTATCGGCACACTCTCTACATATAGATGAAGAGTTTACTGACCAGCTGGAATAGTTGGAGAGTCTATCTCTGGTGTTTCGCTTTTTTTTTCTTCAACTGCTGTGAAGCTTTGAATTTTGTCTTTGATAGCATCTACTAAGAGATCAGAACCATTGTCCCAAATCATAAGTGCCACACCGTCTTCAACATTTAAAGGCTCTTGATTTTCGTTTACAAAACCATCAGCACCACAAACAGATAAAACGAATAGATCACGAGAATAGTCACCTTGTTTAATCATGCCATCTTCACCAACACTTGATGAAAGTAAATTGATTCTCTCCGAACGACTAATCTTTTTAATCTCTACCATGAAAGGCTCATTAGCAAATGGAGTCCCCTCGAATACTTCATTAGTATTATCTAAGATAACAGTTTCATTTTTCTTTTTAAGCATTAGTGCCATATATATCCTTTGTATTTTAATTATGTAAGTTTATTATTATTTTTTGAGAGTGTAAAGGTGTGTAATATGTTTTACTGTTTTGTAATAGCAAAGCTCAAAGGCTATGCTATATTTAACTAAGATAGACTGAGAATCGACCTACCTCTTTTGTAGACTCTAAACCGTAGCACTTGAATTAGTCACTGCGACCTGTAAAGCAGTGTTATTAACACCAGCTTTTAAAAATGCCTGATAAGTAAACGGTGATTTAAGACCAGACGGAGTGTCAATCACTGCATTTGTTTTAGCATTTAGCTTAGTTTCTTCCATGTGAAATTCAATAACTGAAGTTCCATTTGTTAGAGTTGCTTTTAAATCAACTGTATCAAAACTTCTAGCTTTTAAGAACAGTGCATCATCTTCAAATAGTGCATCAAAGCTTCCGTTGATATCAGAAATACCCTTAGGAACAGAACCTCTCGAACCAGTGCCATCAATTAAATAAACACCACTGTCAATATTATTAGAGTATGAAATATCAAAAGCTGAAATATCTTGTGTTAGACCACTAATACCTGCTTGAAACTTTGAGAATCTCACACCGTCTGTCATATCTGTAACAGATGTAGTTGCTACCGTAGTGGTTGCTTTTGTAGTATCTTTTGCAACTCCATCAATAGAAACTGTCAGCTCATCATCACCAGAGAAGCCAACAGAGAATGTATTAATACCAACCCCAACAGTATTATAAAACAGTCCACCACTTGCATCTGAATGGTTTACCTCAAAGAACATACTTGGAATAGTTGTGCCTATCTTAAAAGTATGTGTATAAGTTCCGTCTCCATTATCAATAGTTGTCGGAGTACCTAAAAGACCTTTCATAAATAAAGGAAATGCCTTATCGTCTACAACAAAAGTACCGCTGATTTTACCATCTTTAAAACCTAGAAACGGCTCAGATGGTGAAGCATTTCCATTAATTACCGAACTATTGTTAATAGCTTGATCTGTTCCTGAGTCTAAACTCGGAATAAAAGGCACTTTGTACCCAACCAGAGATGGAACACCAAATGATGTCTCAAAACCTACGACTAACTCGACTGCATTTCCTTGTAACTGCATTATAAAATCCTTATTTTAGTTTAATTCAAAGGTATTTTATAAAAAAACTATTTATTATCAAAGGTGTTTATGTTATAATTATGATCTAAGTTGAGGGATTAATTACCCCTCGTTCATTTCACTTAGGAAACTTAACTTAGGAAACCTCAAATGAAAGAACATTTAAAAATCACTCGTACTAAAAATCACGGAAAATCTCATACTAGAATATATAAGATATGGAAAGACATCAGAAAAAGATGTTATTCAGAAAACAAAAATAGTAAAAATTACAAATCTTACTTTCTTAAAAATATAGTTGTTTGTCCTGAATGGAGCAACTTTTTAATATTTGAGAAGTGGGCTTTTGAAAACGGATATGATGAAAATTTAAGTATAGATAGAGAAGACAATAACGGAAATTATGAGCCTACAAATTGTAGATGGGTTACACAAAAAGTTCAAACAAGAAATACTAGATTACTCAACTGTAAAAACACAAGCGGTTATCGTGGTGTAACTTTGTATAAGAAAAATGGTAAATGGAGAGCTCAAATATCAGTAGATAAAAAAAAGATAAGCATAGGATACTTTAGTGATATTGTAGAGTGTGCATCTGCCTACGACTACTTTGTAAAAACAAATAAACTAGAACATACTATTAATTTTCCTTAACAATCCTACCCCCAATAGTAACTAAAAAAACGAACTGGGGTTATAAGATTTTCCCCACTCTCAAAGCTCCCTAAAGTAGTAGATCTTTCTACTACTACATCATTGATAATCTCTTCAACAAAAACAGTATCTAGCAACTCAATAGCACTATAAATTCCACCAGTTCCCGTGTTTATCTTGTTAAATATGTCAACTTGAAAGAATACATCATAGCGAATTGGCTTATCACTAGACATAAGTTCACGGTCTTGCGATATAGGAACTATTTTAGGCTCAATGAATAAAGTTAAAGCATCAACTTCGCTTTGTGTAAGTGCTACACCGTTAAGTGAATATGAATTTGTGTTGTTCCATTTTATTGCGATTGTAGTTATGTTTTCGTTTAGATGGTTTTCTAAAACTTTCTTTATAGTATTAATCGACATATTCAACCTTTAGTTTCATTTTAGCAATTTTGTTTAAGAATTTGTAATTAGGTTTTCCATATAGAAAATAAAGTGTTGGTTTGCCTTTTGGCTTGATTGTGTTTATACTCATTTGATAACCTTATTTAATAGTTTTCTAGTTTTCTCTTCTGTAACTCCATAAATTCCTGCACTTGCTTGTTTACTGTGTCCAGCTTCAAGAGCATCGGCATAGCTAAGATTGTTCTGAATTGTCAAAGTGTCACCGTGCTTAAACTTAGCAGTTTGTATATTTTGTTTCCCACCGTCTAAAACTTCTTGATGTGGCTCATCTGTTGTCTTTTGAGTTGTTGAGTTTACAGTTAAGAAGTTATTATGTTTAAATAGTGCCGTATCTACTGGAGATTTATCTATAATCTCATTATAAGCCCCTAAAACAATCCCCTTAGCTTCACTAACCTGTTTTTTCTGCAACTTCGCTATCTCTCTATTAGTTTCAGCTATAAACTGTGCAATATTACTACCCACGATTCGCCATCTTAAAGCCATCAGCCATGTAATTAAGTTCGTTTGTAGTTATATCTTGATTATCTCTTTTTGCAGTAAGTAAAGCATCTATAAGCCGTTGTGATTTCTCTGCTCCCTTATCTCTTTTAATGTGCATGGATAAAGCCCCACATTTTACAATCTTACCCATTATCTTCTAACCTGTAGTGTATATGCGATAACTGTATCTTGCATAATTATAGG